CGAGTTGTGTACCAAATACATTTGCTAAGGTCTTGAACATCGTGCCCTTTGTAAGAGTAGCGCCATAGGTACTTCATCGCGTTACCTTTCAAATAGCCTTTAAACTCAGTAGGCGACATGCTCGCCTCAATAGCTTTGATACACTCAACACCGCCTGTGTTGTAGTGGTCTGGTTTGTTAACCGGATCATTCATCCTTAATACCTTTCTGTAGTGACGTTTGCGTCATTACTGTTGCTAATATTCCCATAGCTAATATCGTTTGTCATTGAAGTAACGTGAATCAATAGTAGGCCAATCCTACAATCGTGAATTTTTTCGATAGTGTTTTGCTTGGCGGCAGCTGTGACTCTTCCACGATATCAAATCGTGTCTCCCCTTTTCGGCAGATTAGATACAACGGTTCGTTGTCTGTGGACCGTGGTCTATATGTTTTGCTTTCGTCTGCGCAAACGATTTGGCTTTTTGATTTAGAAAGATGCGGGAAGCGCTTACGCATACTATCAGTACAAAACTCTGGTTTGATTTGAACTCGAAACAGATCATCACTTATTGATACGTGTACGTAGCGATCGTTTATAGCTTTGGTATTGTCCATGTCGTATCGGACAGGTACTCTATGGATTCCCGGTAGGTCGTCGTGTATTGCCGGGTCAATTTCTTCTGGGTCTACACCAAGAAAGTTAGCTAATTTGATGGTAGCTGTTGGGCCTAGCTCGGTAATACCATTTAAGTACTGACTAAACGCGCCTTGGGTCCACCCGAGTTTTTCTGCTGCTTCGACTTGAGTAAGCTCTAGTTGGTGTTTCTTTCGTTCCCATATTTTACGTAAGTTGGTCACAGCTATGGGGAGCCCTTTCTTGGCTTTTGACATCGTACGGATCCGGTAAACAGATGGATTGTATGTAGTCCGCGACTTCCTTTCGCGGTACGCAATGTTCCATATAGTACTGTTTACTAATATTAGTTGTCCATTGTTTCTCTAATAAAATGAGCGCCGTATTTTCAGCACCAAGAATCAAGCAAGCATTGTTTTTGTATTCATATAAAAGATTGAGCCACTCAATTTGCAGTAAGCTCAGTCCAAGTCGAAGGTTTGTTGTGTCGCGTTTGGGGAGTTGTTTGAGGTATTTGTATTCGGCCCACAGAGAACCTGTTGGCCCCATATAGAATGCATCTGGCACACCGCCGTTGTAGCGGTCATGGATTTTCCATTTGGTAACGTTGTTATGCAGTGAACGATGCACAGATCGGATAAAGCTATGCTCGTTCACTGCACTTACTCAACTACAGAGCGGTGTTTTCAAACTGCTCGAAGATACCTTCGGCTAGTTTGTAGTCGTCTGCCATGGTCCAACCGACAAAGTCGATGTCCAAGTTCATCCAAGTGTTGTTACCAACAGTTACTGGTACAGACTTCAACTTCCACAGGCCTGCGAAACGGTCGCCGCCCTTGATGTTGATTTGACTGTTCCAGTTTTTACTGGGCTTCAGCTTGGATGCTGCAAAGTCCATAAGCACAGGGGCGCTGAGCTCACCGGTCTTTGGGTCTTTGATTAGCAGAAGGTGTGTATGTGTAGGCCGAATAGCATAGTCGACGGGCTGATCAGTAGCTGATACAGCTTCGCGGGCCTCTGCTTCGGTCTTGAACGTACCAAGAAGACCGCCACCTTTTTCACGGTCTTTCCATACAACAAACTCGTCTTTGAATTTGATGTTGATGCAGTACAGTTCTTCGCCGTATAGCTCACGAGTTAGTGAGTTCATAAAGTCACCGTCACCTGCGCCCTCGATATGATTTGGGTGGTGCTTGTCGACTTCGTCCGACATTTTTTGTAGTTGCTTGACGCGTGGGATAGTTAAGCTAGACCCATTTACGTCTTCGTTACCACGGCCGTTACCCTTTGCAACGTGTGCTGGTACTTTGTCATCGGTTAATGCTAATGCTAGTTCACTCATATTTAGTTACCTTTAAGTTAGTTAGTTACAGAGTTCTGAAGTTGATGCGACGAATTTCGCGCGGCTGTAGACCGGGAACGTTCTCGCCAATTTTGAGAAGCTCACGGTATGCAGTCGATGAGATGCGTCTTTGTATTAGTGAGAAGTCACCCGTTTGGATAACGTGTTGATACAGGGCGTCCCAATCTTGAACGTCCGGTACGACTTCTTCGTTGATAGACACAGAAGCAACTTCGTTTGCCGTACGTGACAATCCTTCTGTATCTAGTTTCTTAAGAAGAGCTATGTCCACTTCGGACTCCTGCTCTCTTAAAGCTTTTAGCTGTCCATTTAGGTCAGCCATTTGTTGTTTGATGTCTTTCTTTTGATCAATCAGTTCGTTGATGTTCATGCGACTTCCTTCATTGAGTTTAGATCTTTGAGTATCGTTAATAGGTTCTCCATGCGGCCGAGTTTGCCTTGCAGCTTTTCGTACACGCCGGGTTCCCAGGTGTCTTCGGCTGCAATATGGATGACCTCAGTTCGTTTAGTCTGGCCGGCACGATAGATACGACGGTTGAACTGCTGGTAGTGTTCAGCGTTGTATGTAGGTGACGCCCAGATAACAGCTGTTGCTGTAGTCATGGTGAGACCGTGACCCGCAGACTGTGGGTGTGCGAACACAACCTTGAGCTGCCCAGCCTGCATGCGGTCGACGATGTCTTTGCGTTTGTTAGCAGGGGTACTGCCGTCAATGACACCGTATTTGATACCGCGCTTTTCAGCCTGAGCGACTAAGAAGTCGCGTTCGTGGGACCAGTTGAATGCAACTAACGAATGGTTACGCTGCTCAACTAGCTCCATTACAAGGTTGTATCTTTCTTCGTGTAAGCCAACGACATCACCACTTTCGTCGTAAACTGCGCCTGTACAGAGCTGTAGAAGCTTCTTTGTCAGGGCCCCAGCATGTACGGCGTTAATGGTGGCCTCGCCAGTCCACAACACATTGTCATCCGCCAGGTCTTTGTATGCTTTAAGCATAGTTGGAGACAGCTGGGTGGTGACGGTGTGATAGGACTGCTCAGGCATGTCGATGCATTCTTCGAGCTCGTAGCGGATGTTTATGTCCTTGATTGCAGCAGCAACCATGAGCTCAGCATCTGGCTTGTCTTTCCATTCGTTGGCAAACCCATTGAACATGGGCGTACAAACATTACTTCTGAAAGAATAGAACCGATGACCAAGCCGGTGCCCGTCGTCTACGATGAGCGTCGGATGCCAGATGTCACAGATTGTGTTGCTGTTTGGCGTACCTGACATAGCAATGCGGTAGTCAAACAACTTGGCAACCTTTAGCGCGGCTTTACTACGCTGGCTATCTTTGTTCTTAAACGCAGTGAACTCATCAATACATAAGGTGTTGAAGCCGTCGAGTACGTGCTGGTTCTTGACCAGCCACTTAACAGCGTCGTGATTAGTGATGATGATTTGTGCATCAGACTCAAATGCTTTGGCACGATTGCGTGCATAAGCAACTGTGTATGTCAGGTCGGGCGTAAACTTTTTAATGTCATCGGCCCATGACGCTTCCAAGATAGACAGCGGAGCTAGCACAAGCATGCGACCTTCAGGGCGCTGCATGTATGCGTCTAGCACGCTACGAGTTTTACCCGTACCAGGGTCTGATGTGACAAGCACTCTGGGATTGGTGGTAATGAAATCAGTCGTCACTGACTGATGCTCAAATGGTTCTAGCATGGTTCATCCTTGTAGCAGAATATTAGTACAGCTAATATTATCAGGCAAGGGAAAACCTAAGCCGGGTTGACAGTAACCCACTGATAAGTGGGGACAGGAACAGACAGCTTTTTGGCAATCTGAACGTTGCGTGTTTCGAACACGAGAACTTCGCGAACGATCGTACGCTTGAGTACGTACAAAACAACAGACACAACCAGACCGCCAATCATGGCAGCCATCATGCCGCTGTATGTACCAGCAAACGCCCACATCAAGAAGCCTGTAACAGCTACATCGATTGGGATGTCGTACGAGACGACGCGGCGAATGCCGAACTTAAATATCAGAAACAGTAGTCCGAGAGCGGACAGTAAACCAGCGATCCACATTGTATTTACTCCATAAAAATTTGATAAGTAGGATGATTTGCGCAGCTTCCAACAGGAAGTACGAAGCTTTAAGCAGGTTGGTTATCAGTGTCATTCATGTATTTCCATAAGTAGTAGGTCAACGCGCTTGTAGCTACTAGACCTAGTAGGCCTTGTAACGCGAAGCTGAGGGCTTGCAGAGAAATGGTTGCACCAACAAGTGCAAGTAATCCAGACAGGCCGTAGCGTGCAACTTTTTGCATGACTATCTCCATTAGTTGTTGAAGGGGTTTGTCCCGCCGCAGCGAGTAGTAACTAGAGGGGAAAAACCTACTAGCCGCGACGGGACTTCGCGTATGTCAGTTAGGCGTTAACGCCCCACAGACATTCAGGGTGCTCTCCTTTGCGATAGGAGCACCAGCGACAGGCTGAGTTACTGGGTGTTGGAGCAAACTCAGTTTCTGTCGTCATTTTTACACCACGTTCATGAAAGCTCGGCATGAACTGCATAGCTTCTTTACGGGTGTAATCTTGTGTAGCAGTTTCAGCTTTATCCAAGTACCAGAGCTCAGTACGTACATACTCAAGATCAGGATCCCTGGCGAATGCTGCAATTGCGTACAACAAACATTGTTGGCTGTGCGCAATCTCATTACCAAACCGTTTACCAGTTTTGTAATCGATAACACGAGCCGATGTTTTATCTTGTTTTACGTAAGCATCGAGTTTGATTCGTGCCCACGTGTCGTTTGACAACCAGCCGGTTGGTTCCCAATCAGTAGTAAAGCCCCACTCACCTTCTAACTCGACAGTGCCGTCAAGGTAGCCAGCTCGTAGTTCAGCAAACTGTGCTTCGAACTTCATTAGTGAGTCAGGGAACTCTTCGATACGGCCGTCTACATATTGCTCAGCTTCATCGTGGATTTGTGAACCACGGTCAGCTGCAGGGCTAGACGGTTCTGGGATACGTTTCACACGAGAGATGTATGTGCGGTACGGACACTCTTCAAATACTTTGAGTGCCGAGTAAGACCAGGCAACAACTGGACCGAATGTAGTTGGTTTACTTAACGGCTTGAGGGTGTCAGGCCGCTCCTCCTGAGTCATGACAACCATAAACAGCTCCTTGTTGGTTTGTTCATATTAGTCACACTAATAACTATTTGTTTAAAATCAAGCGTTTATCTTGATCATCAAAATGTTGTTCAATGACTTCGGACAGTTGTTCGTTGTCTACGGTCCACTCAACTACAATGCCGCGAGCAGCTTCAGTAGTACGCCCGACTCCCGGGACACGTTTACGTTGTACGCGTAACCCATTTCTATCGAGACGTTTATGGAACTCACGGTTTGCAATTACCGGGTGCTGTTCTGTTTGTGTGTGATATACAGTGCGGAGATGCTCAACTGGGATAACGGATACGCCGTGTTTGTCTGCGTCAGCAATCCAAGCTTTTACAAATCGTTGTGCACTAACGATCCGTCCAGTGTTGAATGTATCGTCCAACCCAATCTCGAGTACGTCTAAGAAGTACTGAAGGTTGCCACGTTGTAGTGCTTCGCAGAACTCCTCGAATACAGACATCGTTACAGTACGCATCTCATCCTTGGCTGCGTTGTTCATGCAGGTACGAGCCATACGTTTATCTACGTCGAAGTTGGCTAGGGCCCCCGCAAATGTATGTAGCTCAGTTTCTAGCTCATCAATACCTTCGATAACTTCAGGCAGTGCTACTTCAAGCTTTGTTTCCTGGCGAGGGCTGACGTTGTAACGTCTGTCGCCAGGTTCAATCTTTACAGCGTCTGGCCTGTTCGTCAGGAAGATAAAGTTAGTGTATGACGGCAACTCGATTTGGTTGGCGCGCATAGCGCGGATTGTCATGGTGGGCTCTGTGATTTGGTTCTTGAGCTTGTCAGCCATCCGTAGGCTACCACCATGAGCATCCGTCATACGGAACTCATCTACGACTAAGAACAGCGCGCTACGCATGTAGAGGTTGAACTGTTCTTCGATATTTTCGAGTGACTTCATTGGCACGTGGGAATGCCCAAACAATGGTTTTAAGATTTTGTTGGCAAATAAACCTTTACCAGTGCCTGGTATGCCTGTGAATATCCATGCAGTCATCGACTTGCGTCGTGTCTGATAGATGTATGCGAGCCAATTAATAAAGTGTTCTGTTTCTGCTGCACCTGAACCAAGCATGTGGTGGATTAGTTTGTATGTAAGCGGAACAACATCTGAGAGCTGAGCTGCAGTACCGTATGTAAGCTCAGGTGCATCAGCAGGCTTTAACATGTAGTCGGTCTTGCGATACATATTCACATAGTAAGGTGTTTGTTCCATTTGGACTGACGGTGCGTCTGTGCATGGGTCAAACACTACCTGTGCATCTGGAATGAAGTCAGGTTCTTGCCGGCCGTGACTACGCATGAAGCTTTGAATGCTTGTCTTTTGCGTAGGTGTTAGCGGGAAGTCATCATCAAATTGATTAATGTTAGGATCAAATAAACCGTTGTAGTAAGTATCAGTATAAAAATCCCGAAGAGCCACAGGCCGAGCAACACGACCACGATCAGCAAGTTCTTGGCTATAGGTATCAAAGATAGAAGCATAGAACTCACGATCGGCTTTTTCGATTTCAAAAACTGGTTCGTCTTTGAAATTGTACATATAAGTCGGGTCGTCAATATTGAACCAATACGCTCCACTGTCGCCTCCATTGATATTACAACGTACGAACGGCAGGCTTGTTGTGTCAATGATTTGTACGGACATTTGATCAGGATTAAGCAGTACGTCTTGTACTTCTCCAGAGATCGTAGTTGTTTGTAGCCTAGCTTTTTTAGGCTTAAGACCGTTGCGTTTACGCAAATCATCTTTGAACTTGATGCCTGCTTGGTGCGTAGCTTCTGGACTTACTTCGTTTAGTAACGGTGCTAAGTCGATAGCTGGTTGATTACGCTCTACAAGTACAAGTCTGTCGTCTGTAGTTTGGAATGGGTCTAAGTTTTCATCTTCGTAATCAGGTGGTGAAATGAAGATAAGCTTGCTGTTGTCAGCTACAGATGGATCAAGTGGGTACTTGAGCGCTTGTCCGTTGACTGACAACTCCAGCTGCGAAGAGAACATATCGACTGTGTAGTTGATATGTTTGAGCCATAGCTTAATCGTTTTAACTGGTAGTGGAACCTGAAGTCCGATGTACACGTGCATTGACACGCGGTCGCCCTTCATACCCATTGAGCTGCTTGCCTGGGCGATGTACGTAACATCTTGGAAAGCTGGTGGCAGCTGTGTGATTACAGAATCAGCAATACGTTGGATGTCAGCTGCAGTGAGTTGTATTTTGTTTGTAAAGCCAGGGACAGTCATGCTGTCCAGATCTAAAACAATGTACTCAGCGTACGCGTTGCGGTCTGTGTGACTAGCTCGGCTTTCGTTGTTGAGTTCTTTTTTTAATCTGCCTTTAAGAAGAGAGTGGCCTTCGGCCGAGTGCTTACGCAGTAAGGAGGAAAAGTCGCGCATGCCCTCAGCCGAAGGAGTAACGTCATAGTGATGAGAGGTCACTGCTTTGACATTAGGATAAGATTTAGTCTCAGTAGCTGAGACGTGTTTAGTGAGCCGTAGTCCGTTGCTCGACTCGATAAACACAAGTTGCATTGGTCCTCCAATCTACACCCGTAGGTGTGTTCTTACTTTGCAGGATGTTTTGAGTTGTAAATCTCAATCCTGTCTACGTCCAATGGGATTTCGCTATCGCTTTCGAAAGCCAATCGAACGTTATTTTTACTTACTTTGCTGACTTTGACAGACATCAGGACGTTACCGTTGTCGTGGATGACAACCTCTTCGTCTAACTTCCGTGTCAGTACTAGCCTGCTCATTTACTGTACGCCTTGTCGTAGCCACCTTCTGCGGCTAACGGTAAATCTGGAGCCCATGTTGGTGCGATACACATAAGCTCAATAATTGTATCCATAACATTGTTAGCATCTGTTTCGGGCGCAACGCAAACGATTTCATCGTGTACGGTTAGAACAACCCGTCCGCCGATCCGATCCATGTATGTAGCAATGCGAGCGATACCGTCTGTAATAACAATTCGTGCCAGAGCTTGAATAATATTCTCTGTGATACGGCCGCCCCATGTAAATTCCGATTTGTTTCTACTTACATACGAATACTTATTAATACCTGCAGGTCTGAGTTCCGGGTATGACAGTGCCATGCCGTTGGGCAAGCCAATGGCGTTTCGTTTGATAGTAAATACGCGGTAGTTAAAGTTGTGTTTGGTGCGGTCTAGTGTCCACTTAAGTATCTCGCTAGACCGTTCCCAGAACTGCGGTATGCCTGGATAGGATGACCTGTATGTATCAACAACGTCGAATGCTTCGTG